AGTGCGTTGAAGATTGCAACCGCGTCAAAGACTGACCCGCCCGGGCTGTTCAGCCGCAGATCAATCGGCGCGTCATCCGGCAGCGCGCCAAGCTCTGCCAGAAAGCCTTTCGCGCTGACGCCATAAGCGCCGATTTCGTCATAGATCAGCACTTCCGCGCCCAAAGCCCGGGCGCGGATCGTGTACCAAGTGTTCATGGTGTTACTCCTGTTCGGATTGAGCGGCGGACCCGTCGCCTTTGTCATCTAGTTCCGGCGTCTGGCTCGGTGTAGCCCGCGCGCCTTGCGTCTCTCCGGGGCTGGTGCGGTAGACGAGCCCCAGCTGCTTGGTGCGCGCGGCATCGGCTGCGTTTTCGCGGTCGACCTCTTCCACGTCGTAGCCGGTGGCTTCCACCACCTTGCGCCGCGATGTGATGCCGGCCTCCATCGCCAGCACCTGTGCCTGAATGTCCTTCAGCGGATCGACCCAATCCCAGCGTGGCGGGATCCATTGCACCATGCGCGCAGCCGCCGGATCAGGCAGATCCAATCGACCTACCAGTTGCGCCGCTTCCAGCCAGCGCGCCCAGACGGGCCGGCAGAGCTGATATGCGATTACTCCGTGTTGCAGCTGCTGTACGCGGCGGCGAAACTCCACCAGTTCCGCGCGTAAGCTGGAATAGTTCGCCTGGCGCACATCACCAGTCACCAGATGGTACGGCAAGCCCAATGAGGCCGAGACAGCCAGCAACGTGCGATACTGGAACGCTTCATAGCCGCCACCCACATCAGCGGGGCTGGAGAACTTCACATCCTCACCGGGCAGCAAGACCTGCATCGTGCCAGGCTCAAGGCTCGCCATCGCTGCGCCATCAAGGTCCGCCTCACTCTCGCCCATCATCGGGTCTTCGGGTGCTGTCTTGGTGATGAAGCCTGCGAACATTGCTGCGGTCTTCTTACGGTCAAGTTCTGCGTCATCATACTGATCGAGCAAGAACAGCCGTACCATTGCGGGTGCCACATGCGGCAGGCCCCGGATCTGGCCCGCATCGATGGGGCGGTAGATGTGCAGCACATCCTCGGCCGCCACGCGCACCGTTTCGGGCACGGCGACACGCTGATCCGTGCTGTCACCCGGATGGCTGCGGCGGAAGTGATAGGCTACCCGCCGTCCGATCAGGTCAAACTCGATCCCGCAGCGGATGCGATTGCCATTTGCGGCCATGTCCGTCTTCTCAAACGGCAGCATCTCCGATTGCAAAAGCTGCATCTGCAGTGGGACAAGCAAGCCATCCTCGGCCCGCCGTGGCCGTAAGCGCACAAAGCACTCGCCCGCGACAAACATCTCGCGCGCCACCATGGCCTGCAACCCATAAAAATCCGTCAGCCCGTCAGCATCGGCCTCGTCCGTCCAGGCAAGCCACAGCCGCTGAACACGGTCCCGAAGGCCTGCATCCTCAATCAGCGACGAGGGCTTGATACCGTCGCCGACAATATTTGACGCAAAGGCCTCACAGGCATTTCCCGCATAGCCATTGGTCACCACCAGTTCCCTTGCACGCGCCAAAAGGCGCGGTCCACCTGAGGCCACCAGCGAGTTAATGTTTTCCAGTGGCGGGTTCCAGCTTCGCAACCGGCGTTGTGACATCGCCCCCTCAAGACGCGCACGCACGGCTGCCGGGCCGACCCCTCGCGCGGGACGGCGAAACCTGTCAAACAGCCCCATGGATTACAGCCCCTTGGATGTGGTGATGCGCACCTGCCTGACGATGCGCCGCCCCTCGAGTGTGGCGATTTCGCGATCCAGCGCCTCGATGGCCCGGTCGATCTCCGCCACGCTGCGGTAATCAACGGTCTTGCCGTCATAGCTGACGCGGGCGACTCCGGAGGATCGCTGGGTAGATAAAGCCTCGCGGCGGGCGCGAAGGTCAGCAATAGTGGCCATTAATCACCCCATATAAGTTGATCGCATTGTTCGCCGCCGCGCTGACGGACGCGGCGTTGGTTTCGCAACTGCATCACCTGCTGGTCCGCCAGCTTCCACCGCTAGCTGCCGCTCCAACTCCGCCCACCGTGCTTCCGACCACCGGTCGGCTCCTGCGATCCACGCGGCAGCCCGCGCATAAACCCGGCAATCCAACGCCTCGTTGCGCTCGCGCAGCTTTTGCCATTCGAGTTTTGAAAATCCGCGCTTGTTCTTGACCGTGACCAGCTGTTCCGCAGTCAGCTGCTTGAGCCATTCGCTGTCTGCCCAGCTGGGCAGATGCACCGTTCCCGCGGGGAACGAAGCACCGCCGGTGATTTCCTCCGGCGTCGGACGGTCCTGCCGCAGGAAGCGATAGGTTTCGGCCTTGAACGTTGAGGTTGCCACAGACCACAAACGCGCACCGCGCCGCAGACGCTTGCCGCCGATCGTTGCGTCGACAAAGGTCGGCCCTGTCACCGGGCTGGCGCGATTGAACCCCTCAAGACCCTTGACCGGTGCGACCTGGCCAAAGCCGACCTGCCGTGCCCAGGCATAGACAGCGCTGGTCTCATAGCCGGTGTCTATGGCCAGCTTCGCGATTGCGAGGTGCTGGCCGCTGGGATGGGCCCATGTTCGTCCCAGAAGCTCAGAGAGTTTCTGCCAGCATGCCGGATCGCCAGGGCCACCCTCGATCACCACATGATCAATAAGCCAGCTTTGCAGGCCGCGCCCCCAGGCCCAGACATCAACCTCGATCCGGTCTTTCTGCACATCCGCACCGGCGGTCAGGAACAATCCACCCGCGGGCACAGTGCCGGGTGTCCACTCTTCCTTCTGCCCCTGCAAGCGCTGCCAGTCGGGTGCCTCACCGCTTTCCATCCATGTCTCGCCCAGCGAGGTGTTGATGAAGGTCTTCATCATGTCATCCCCACCAGCGCGCGCTGACAGGAAGGTTTTGACCATCGCCGCCAACCGGACCCATGGTGAATAAATCTCGTTGAGGTGGAACCCGGCCGTACCCGCGAAGGGTTCCTCTGCTACCCAGTGCCCTTTTGAAACTGACGCCCAGCGGGTCTCGTCGCGCCAAGCTGCATCACATTCCACGCAATGATACCGCGCGGTGTCCGGCTTGTGGCTGCCGTCTTCACCCTTGTCCCAACGTACCTGCGGCCAGGTCAGGATCTGCTCCACCCCACATGCCGGGCACGGCACCCAGAACCGGCGCTGGTCACTTTCCTCAAACGCTGTCTCAATCCGGCTCGCGCCCTTGTTCGTCGGCGTCGAGACCAGCACGATCTTGCGGTTCCAGAATGTCACTGTCCGTTTGCGCGCCAAATTGACTGGATCACCCTCCGCACCCGCGCTGAACGGATAGCGGTCCACCTCGTCGCACAGCAGGAGCCGGATCGGGCGGCTGGCCAGGCCTGAGGGCGCGTTGGCGCCTACGATGGTCAGATGGCCGCCAGGAAAGCGCTTGTGCAGGATCTTGTTGTTGCCATCGCGTGATTTGGGATTGGCGATCTTATTCTGCAAACACGGGGTGTCCCGCGCCATCGGCGAGAAGCGGTCCTTTGACCAGGTTTCAGCATCGCGCTCCGTTGGCATCACCACCATGATCGGTGCCGGGTCGTGGTCGATGTGGTAGCCAACCATGTTTAAAAGCGACTCCGATTTGCCAATTTGGCTGCTGGACATGATCACAACGGTTTCCGCCGCCGGGTCAGAGATCGCATCCATGATCCCGCGTTGGTATTCCGCACGGCTCGTACGCCACTGGCCGGGTTCGGCGCTGGCTTCAGAACTCAGCCGCCGGTTCTGATCCGCCCAGTCACTGATCGTCAGGTCCGGCGGTGGTCGCAGCACCGCCAGTGCCCTTGCCACCGTCCGCTTCAGGATCGGGGATCCCCGCAAGCTCAAGATCAGCTTCGAGTTGGACGTCTGGTTGCGCGAGATCATCTAGCACCTCGCGGATGGCGGCACGGATCAGGTTCCGGGTGTCTCCGACGGTTGGTTGGTCAAATGCCTGCGGGGCCAGCCGGTCCGGCAGCGACAACAGGCGGGTTCTTAGAAGTGCGAGCACGGCAATCCAAGCAGCCTCGATCTGGTCGGCTGCGATCAGCGACCTGCGCTTTTCCTCTGCTTCCATTTCGGACAGATCAGCGCGCGCTCGGATAAACCGTGCACGCTCTGCCATATAGTCGGGCGCACCGGCCTGCGCTTTTAACGCCTGATCGCGCAGGTAGCGCACATAGCCGCGCACCGACCCGATCAGATCATACTGGCCACGCTCCGCCTTGGGGATCACCCCCTCCCGGCTCAGCTGTTGGACCCGCCGTTCTGACAGATCAAGCAGCTTCGCAATCACGCCGATGGGTTGGGTTGCCGCTGACATGAAGTGATCCTAACGCCCCGATTAAAGCCATGTAATTGCTGCGATTAGACTGGATAGAACGCCTGATTAGAGCGAAGCTGATTACATCAACCGACGCAGCCAGAGGGCCCGCACATGACCATCGCAGAACGCTACAACGCCGAGGCCACACGCTTGCTGCCCCACATGGCCGCCGACCTTGCGGTCGATGCCAGCATCACCACCGCGAACGAGATCGACGACATCGTGTTTCGCCGCAGCGAATACCTTGGCGGGATGGCCTGCGCCATCCTTGCCCTGATTGAACAGCAAAACTGAAAGGCCATACGATGACTGCCATCACCACCATCCGCATCGAGCACGCCGCATTGCCCGACCAGTTTGATCGCTCCCGCCCTGACGCCGTGGCCGCCGCCATTGAGGCTGCACTACGCGAGGACGGCATCAGCGCCCAAGCCTCCGACGTGATCTCGCATCTAAAAATTGAATTGCCGACTGTCCAGCTTGCTGCCGCCAGCGCCGTGCTGGCTGACCTTAAGCTGATTTGACGGAGGACAGATTATGAGCACCCGCGCACAGATCGCCATCCAAACGGGGCCCAAGGAATGGGCCCATGTTTATGTTCACTTTGATGGCTACCCCAGCCACATGCTGGCTGCGCTGGCCCTTTGGACTCCCGAAGACATTCTTGCCGCCCACGAGATCCGGCAGGTCCGCGCAGACAAGCTTGACTGTTTTGAGCCACCGCGCGCGCCGCGCATTCTGCCACAGCCAACCTGCGAACTCAGCCATCTCTATCTCTGGCAGGACGCTGGTTGGGTTGAGCATTTCAACCTCGCGGCCGCGATGGCCAAGACCGACTGACAGGTCGCGATCATCACAACACTGCCCGCCCTTACGGTGGGCTTTTACCGGTAGAAGCCCCCGCAAAACGCGCAGAGCCAAACCGGAGATACCAATGTTCCATGTTCAGCTGTCCCCAGCCCAAACCGCTATCCTGTCAACCGCATGCGACCGCGAGGACGGGCTGGTTTTTCCCGTCACCGCCAAACTCAAAGGGGGTGCCGTTGGCAATGTTTGCAAGAGTCTGCTCAAGCACGGGCTGATCGAAGAAGTTGTCGCCACCGACCACAACACTGTTTATCGGCACGACGAACAGCGCGGGCCGGTTACCCTGCGCGCAACGACGACGGCGCAAGTTGTGCTGGGCATCACCAAAGCCCCCAAGGCCCAAGCAACCGCTCAACATCACGATGGGAGACCTGACCACCAGCACCACGGCAGCAAACAGGCTGTCTTGATTGCGATGCTGCAAGCCGAAGGCGGCGCAACGATTGCCGAGATCGCCACCACACTTGGTTGGCAACCGCATACATCGCGCGGCGTCCTCTCGGGCGTGCTCAAAAAGAAGCTCGGGCTAACCATAACATCTAAAAAGATTGATGGGCGCGGTAGAGCTTACAAAATAACCGCCCCCTGATAACGCACACTGGCAGGGCCTATTGTGCGATTTGGCGCTGCTCCAATGTCTCATCGTCACCATCTGATTGCATGACGTTCGCGATAAGGTGCTCCACCATTTCGCTGAAATATCCGGTCAACTCACGGTGCAAGCTCTGGAACTCGGCGGCAATCGTGTGCTCAAATTCCGCTTTGCGCACCCGCACCATGACTGTCGTTCGCCGCTGTCGGGGATAGCGGTAGGGTTTGACCCCATGCTTTCGACAAAGGGCTACGAACAGTTTGACCGCCCAAACGTCGGGGAGCGAGTATTGCATCTCAATCTCAGGCTCCGCTTTAGACGTGCCGCCGCCGCCAAGATCCAGACGGGCTTGCATCCGTTCCAGCGCAGCCCCCGCCGCAGCCCGTTCTCCCTCTGTCGCCCCGCGGGCAAACAAAGCTTCCAATTTGGCCAGTCGATCACGGATATCCTGCGCAGGTTTTGTCATCATCTTCCCCCAATGGTGATGCGGCGCATAAACCACCAGGGTTGTTTTTGGTCAATCACAGGTGCCGATGGTATCTGACATTTTGTCAGACCAACAACAGCGGGCCAATCCGCACAACAGCAACCATGTTTATCACGAGCTCACGTCACCGCTGCGCCAAGACTGCGCGGATGGCTGCCAAGCTGATGCCGAATTGTCGTGCGAGGACAGCGGGCTTGACCCCTGCTTGGATCGATGCCCGCACAAGGCTGATCTGGGAACCTGTCAAATCATGGCCTGAATTATCCGCTTTGGACGGTTTGTTTTTAACCGCAGCCTCATGACTAGGATCAAGTGGCAAATTTCGGCGTTTCATTTCCTGCTGGACGGCCAACCGCAGTTCTTTCAATTCCTCATCTGACGCATATTGCAAGGCGCGGCCCAGATCCTGCGGCAAAAGCCGGCGCTGCGCACCAGTGCCACCCGCCGGGCTGGCAGGAATCGCGTTGCTCTCTGGCTTATCGGGCGCTGTCATCCCTTGGATCATGCCGCGAAAGGCCACCCACTGCAATTCGATCAAACAGGCGACGCAGCGCATATGCGCGGGTCAAAGATACGATCACAAATGCCAGACCGATAGCGAGATGATCCTCTAGCGCAGCCTCTATGCCGAACCACGGGAAGACGATGATCTGGGTGACGATTGCCAACCCATAGCCTACGGCAACATTGGTCGCCGCTTCCACCAGCGATACCTTACGCGACTGGCTCATGCCGCATCACTCGGGCGTCTGCGCTCAACATTCAGTTCGGCAAAAGACGTCTCAGCACCTTCAAGCACTGCAGATTGGCCAGTGAACGCCTGCCACCGCTCGACTGCCACATCGACGTAAGCCGGGTTCAACTCGATCCCGTAGCAGACCCGCCCCGTGGTCTCGGCCGCGATCAAGGTGGTGCCGGACCCCATGAAGGGCTCATAGACTGCCTGGCCCGGGCTGGAGTTGTTCAGGATCGGGCGGCGCATGCATTCGACGGGCTTCTGCGTCCCGTGTACCGTCTTGGCATCCTGATCCTTGCTCGGGATTTGCCACAGCGTCGTTTGCTTGCGATCACCCGCCCAATGGCCTTTGCCTGTCTTTTTGACAGCGTACCAAGCCGGCTCATGCTGCCAGTGATAATCGCCCCGGCTGAGCACCAGCCG